ATTCAGAATCTACCACGACAATAGAGTCGCCGGATGGTGGTTGGATGAACATACCAGTAATTTACGGAGGCAGGTATGTATCTCCAGACCGAGCTAGGGACATTATTATCAATAATGGCATGGTAGACCCAGAAACGGGAGAAGCAGTAAGGAGTTACGAAAGCATACCTAAGGCGGAAGAGGCTGCTAGGGAAAGGATGCGTACTCTAAACAAGCCGGACCAACCATGGAACAAAGGAGAGGGTTCAGAGAGGGAAAGGGAGAAGGGCGGAGGCTTGCTGGACTTTTTGATCTCCCCCGCAGAAGGGGCTTCTCTCACAAACATTGACACTATCTACAACGCTATTGCGGAGTCGGAGCATGAGGGGACTAGCGGTAGTAGGTGGATAAAGTCAGATGTGAAGAACAGTACCGCATGGGGCGAAGTACAGATTAATGACGGTACTATGAAAACAGCTAGGGATACACCGGGATTCTTGAACCCGGAGGAATGGCAGTTCGCCCATCGCTTCATCTCTATCCCTGCTGACGAGCGGAAAGACTGGCTCATAGGACCATATGAGCAGGGGATGTACCGCACTATAACCAAGCGGCTTATGCAGAAGTATCTGGACGAGGGTGGTGGTGATCCTCTTTGGGTGATGCTGAAGTGGAAGATGGGGCCGAATGCAACGGCTAAGAAGGGGGATTCTAAGGCGAGTAAGAAGTTAGAAGACCTGCTAAAGCGGATGAAAAGGGAAGACCCTAGATACATGAGGGTATACATGCAAGCACTGGGTCTAGCGCCCTAAGGAGAACTAAGATGGCAACTGCGCCAAAACATAAACTGAGCAAGACCAGAAGGGACGCCATAAAGGCTAAGTATGCGGGTAGAAGCACAACATACAAAAGATCGCACGTAGCAACGACTAAGGGTAAGAAGTTAAGTGAGGTTGCGGGTGGCCCTAAGAAGAGAAAACCCACTGATCTTAAAAAGAAGTTCGCGGGTAATCGTGCTGGCTATGTAAAAGCCATGAAAGCTAGAAGCCTCGCTAAGAGCGCACATAAAAAAGCTGTGTTGCGAGGCCGTCAAGTAGCTAAGGGTAAGAAAAAATAACATGCCCGTAAAGCAAGTAACCAAGAACGGTAAGAAGGGATGGAAATGGGGCAAATCTGGAAAAGTCTATGCAAGTAAGTCTGGCGCGCAAAAGCAAGCAAGAGCAATTTACGCAAGCGGCTACAAGGGAAGAACTAGAAAAAGCAGTCGAAATAGCTAGGACAATACGGCAGAGGGAAAGATACAATAGGATCGACAACTATGATCCGTACCCCTACCAACTAGCTTTTCACTCTACCGGAGCTTCCTGTAACCAACGCCTTTTGATGGCTGCCAACAGAATAGGTAAATCCTACTGCGGCAGCATGGAGATGTCTTATCACTTAACCGGGTTATACCCCAGTTGGTGGAAAGGCCGAAGATTTACACAACCTATCGTAGGATGGGCAGGTGGTGTTTCCAATGAAACCACCAGAGATATTGTGCAGTTTGAATTGTTGGGTTCCCCCGATGATCCAGAGGCTTTCGGGTCAGGTACCATACCAAAAAAATACATATTAAAGACCGAAAGAAAGCCCGGCGTCCCCAACGCCAAGAGCGTAGCATTAATTAAGCACGTTTCCGGCGGGAACTCATCTTTATTCTTCAAAGCCTATGAAATGGGCGTTGAGAAGTGGCAGGGGCGGTCTGTGGACTGTATATGGTTGGACGAAGAACCATCAAGAGAACTTTATAGTCAAGCCGTCACGAGAACCCTTGACCGACAGGGGATGGTCTACATGACCTTTACCCCCGAAGCGGGCATGACAGAGACAGTCGCCTCCTTTATGAACAACATAAAGCCGGGGCAGTCACTGGATAATGCCACATGGGATGATGCCTCAGAGCGAGTCATGTCCATGAAAGGTAATCGGGGCCACTTGAACGAATCGGTCATGGAGCAGATTCTGTCCTCTTATGCCCCCCACGAGAGGGAAATGAGGCGCTATGGGCGACCTTCTATAGGGTCTGGGTTGGTATTTCCAGTCTCAGAGGAACGAATAATTGTCGATCCTTTCACAATACCAGCTCATTGGCCCCGTATAGCGGCTATGGACTTTGGATTTGACCACCCCACAGCCGTTGTTTGGACAGCATGGGACAGGGAAGAGGACATTTACTATGTGTATGATTGTTACAGGCAAGCAAAGGCTCCTCCAGCCGTGCATGCCGAAACTATACGCAATAGGCCCAGTTTTATCCCCGTTGCTTGGCCCCATGACGGCAATAGACGAGATTCTATGGGTAATCCCGGCTTGGCTGAACAGTATCGTAATCTAGGGTGTAACATGCTTCCCTTTCACTTTGAAAACCCCCCTGCATTGGGGGAGAAGAAGGGCGGCAACTCTATAGAGGTAGGTATCATGGAAATGCTCCAGAAAATGGAGGATGAGGAATTCAAAGTGTTCTCGACCCTGCATGACTGGTTTGAAGAGTTCCGTATGTACCACAGAAAGGACGGGAAGATCATACCCCTTAGGGATGACTTAATGTCTGCCACACGTTACGCCATCATGTCCCTCAGGTTTGGGGTATCGGGCGAAGACCCCTTATGGACTAAGGAAATAGAATATCAGAATTATGGCATCATCTAAAATAACAGAAACAGAACTCTTATCGCGTATAAGGTCAGAAGTAACTGACGCCTTAGGCTACGATGATACTATAGCCGAACAACGCCAACTGGCTATGGAGTATTACTACGGCCTTCCTTTTGGTAACGAGGTAGAGGGTCGTTCACAGTTCGTAGATAGGACTGTAATGGATACCATAGAGTGGATAAAGCCCTCTCTAATGAGGATATTCGCCTCTGGGGAAGAGATGGTTATTTTCCAGCCGCATGGCCCGGAAGACGTAGAACAGGCTAAACAGGCTACAGATTATGTCAACTATGTATTTCAGAAGGATAATCCCGGTTGGGAGATACTCTACTCTTGGTTCACCGACGCCCTTCTCCAGAAGAACGGTATTGTAAAGTGCTGGTGGGACGAGTCAGATACTTGGAATAGGGAGGAATATAGTAATCTTACAGATGATGAGTTTGCTGTACTTATAGCCCAAACTGGTGTTGACGTTCTTGAACACACCCCGCCCGGAGAAGAGCAAACTGATGACTATACGTCCGTAACCACCGAAGGTCACAATGTTGTTATAAAGCGTGATCTTAGTCGGGGACGCATAAAGGTAGAACCTGTCCCACCTGATGAATTCCTGATCTCTAGGGAAGCCAAGACAATCGAAGAAGCAAGATTCGTATGTCATAGAGTAAGGAAGACTCTATCCGAGCTGCGAGAGATGTATCCGCACAAAGACATAGAAGCGGATGATCTAGGCAGTGGGGACGAAGATTCTTTTTCAGGGGAGAGGTTTTCGAGGTATCGTTTTGACCTCTCCGCTGACTTTGAACAACCATGGGGTACCGGGGTGGAGTTTGAAGAAGCTCTACAGGAATACTGGTTACATGAGAGTTTCGTACGAACAGACTACGACAATGACGGCATAGCTGAACTGAGAAAGGTATGTACCGTAGGAGACTTTGTTCTTGCGAATGAGGAGATCGACAGGATACCCTTTGTCTCTCTGACCCCCATAAAAATACCCCACAAGTTCTTTGGTCTCTCCGTGGCTGATCTTGTAATGGACCTTCAGAGAATTAAGAGCATCCTGATGCGGAACCTCATGGACAACATGTATAGCCAGAACTTTGGCAGGTACGCAGTTCTTGAGGGCCAAGCAAACTTGGACGACTTACTTACACAACGTCCGGGTGGTGTAGTCAGGGTTAAATCACCCAACGCAATCATGCCCCTTCCGACACCCCCACTAGAATCTTACTCGTTTGAGATGCTGGAGTACTTGGACAGCATACGGGAAGCCAGAGCTGGGGTTAGCAAGCACACTCAGGGATTGAGCGCGGACGCATTAACCTCCCACACTACGGCAACTGCTGTAAATGCTGTAATGACAGCAGCCCAGAGTAGGCTGGAACTGATTGCGAGAAACTTTGCTGAAACTGGTGTAAAGACACTGATGCAGTACATCTATGAATTACTCCAGAAGAACCAAGACAAGGAGCGCGTTGTCCAACTGCGTAACGAGTGGGTAGAAGTCCGCCCAGACATGTGGCGAGACAAGATGGATTGTACTGTTTCTGTTGGTATAGGGCAGGGTAATAAAGACCAGCAGCTCATGCACCTTTCCTCCCTCATGCAGTTTGCTTCAGAGTCCTTGAGTGGTGGTTTGAGTATCGTCAACGAACAGAACATGTACAACATAGGGACTGCGATGCTCAGAAACATGGGCTTCCAGAATGTAGATGACTACCTTACCAACCCAGAGGATATACCGCCTGAACCAGAAGGCCCAAGTCCTGAAGAGGAAGCGGCTCAGGCAGAACTTGACCTGAAGCGCAAGGAGCTTGACATCAAAGCAGCAGATATACAGCTCAAGCTAATGAAGCTCAAGCAGGAAGGCGCTAAATCAGCGGTAGACGCACAACTTAAAGTAGAGGAGCTAAACCTTGAGCGTGAGCAGAATCGCGCCGTGGCTATAGGAGCAACGTGAACGACGAACTAAGAGAGGAAAAAGCCAAGCGCCTCCTCAATGACCCGCTTCTTAAAGAAGCATTTGAAACACTAAAAACAGACTTAATGGTTCGCTGGGAATCCAGCGGATCGAATGAAATCGAAGCTAGAGAATCTATCTGGCTTGCGATGAGACTGCTTGACAAGGTTCATAGCCACCTAGCTTCCATAGTGGAAACTGGGCATATGAACAAGATCATGGACAAGCAACACCCATTCATTTAAGAGGAATTAATCATGGCGGATACGCAAGAAGCCCCGCAGACAGCAGTACCTGATGGAAACGCGCAAGAAGGTGGTTTAATAGAAGCGCAAAACGCACTACTGAAGTTACAGGAACCTGTAGAGGAAACACCTGAAACTGAGGAAGAGCAACCTACAGAAGAGGAAGAGTCTCAACCCGAAGGGGAAGACGAATCATTGGAAGAGGAGCCTGCGTCGGAGGAACTCGAAGAGGGGGACGAAGACGAGGGCGACGAGAGTCGCGCAGTAGAAGGAGAGGACTTATATGCAGTCACTGTAAACGGTGAGGAGCATACAATACCCCTTGACGAGCTACTGAAAGGGTATTCGCGACAATCGGACTACACCCGGAAAACCCAAGAACTGTCTGAACAACGAAGAAACATGGACTCTGCCCAGAACCAATGGCAGGCTGAAATACAACAGATTCAGGCGGAACGACAGGGGTACATGACGGCTTTACAATCTGTGATGGATAATTCGCTCGGTGCGATGGATCAATTTGCGGATGTTAATTGGGAACAACTCAAGAGTGATAACCCGCTCGAATACATAACCAAGCGGGATGAATTCAGAGAAGCCCAAGAAAACGTACGTGTTATTCAACATCGCCAGCAAGAAGCGTCTGAAAGACATCAAGCAGAGATGACAAGAACGCATGGGATGGTTCTCCAAGAAGAGCATGGAAAACTGGTAAATGCACTCCCAGAGTGGGGTGAACCAGCAAAGAGACAAGCTCTAGGCGGGGAACTAAGAGAGTATGCCGTATCTCAGGGGTATTCACCCCAAGAAATGGAAGCTCTTCTCGATCATCGACACTTCATTACGCTATACAAGGCAATGAGGTTCGATAAGGCGTCGTCACCATCTGTTAAACAGAAGAAGGTCAAGAATAAGCCTAGAGTGATCCGTGCAGGATCGCCCAGAGGCAAGTCTGACGAATCAAAGTCGAAACGTACCAAATCAATGAAACGTCTAAGGCAGACAGGTCACATTGATGATGCGGCTGCTGCTTTAGAGCAACTATTAGGAGAGTAACTAATGGCAATTGCTAGTAACACGTCACTAACTTATGGTGCTGTGGCGATACGCGAAGACTTGTCTGACGTGATCTACAATATCGCTCCTATGGATACACCCTTTATGTCAGGTTGTTCAAAAACAACTGCTGACAACACATTCTTTGAATGGCAAACAGACTCAATTACTGCTGGCGCTGCTAACAGAAAGATTGAGGGCGACGATAATATCGGTGCCGATGCTAGGGTGCTTCCTGTGCGACTTGGAAATTACACACAGATAAGTCAATATGTGAACCAAACTTCCGGTACAGATCAGGTAATGAACTATGCCGGGCATGGCAAAAACCAAGCCTACCAGTTGGCTAAGAACGGCAAACGTATGAAGAGAGACATGGAATCCATGCTCACTCAGAATGTCATACGTGCTGCTGGCGATGCTACTGAAGCACGAGCAACAGCAGGTATTCCTGCATGGCTTAATACAAGTCACGTTGCAGGTGGTTCCGGTGGCTCTGCTGCTGCTGGTAGTCTTGGCACGACCGCGATGGTAAACAACACATCCACGGCTGCTGCTTCAGAAGTCAACATCAAAGCAGTTATTAAGGAATGCTATGATGCTGGTGGTAGCCCTGACATGATGCTTGTCCCATCAAATGTCAAGCAGACCATCTCTGCTCTGTCTCAGTCGGTATCTGAACTCCGTACTGCTGCTAACAAGGAAGCTCCGGCTTCTGTTGTGGCGGCTGTTGACA